GGGCCAGCTGTTTTCGAGCTACCGGGTCAGCTGACCGCGATAGCGGGGGACGTGCCACCCGTGAACGAAGCGGTGGCAGTAACCGTGGTGACCGGAACGAAGAAGTCCAAATCGTATCCGTCGGTCGCGTTGCCTGCGACATTGACACCGTTCTCGCCGACGTTCGACAGACCTTCGAGCGCGGATTTGACCTGGAAGCGGGAAGCGTTGAACGGAATCGCCGAAGTCACCTTCGAATCGACGGTGATCGTGAACGTGCCACCCGTCGGGCCGCCCGTGATCGCAACATGCTTCACGACGGTGCCGACCGTTTCACCGAACCCGTTCGACTGGTTCAGCGTCTGGTTGCCCTTGCCGGCCATGCCGAACGCAACGTACCCGCCGAAGTCGTTGTCTTCGTACGCAGACAGGCTGATCGGCGTAGACAGCGCACCGTCCATCTGAAGGCTGATCTTGCCCGACTTGACGACCGACATCTTCGGGAAGATCCAGAAGGGAATCACTTCGTTGTCTTCGGGGCCGTCGATGCCGAACAGCATGATCGACCAGAACTGCACCGTGGTCGTCGCACGCTTGATCGCGCGCCACTCACCCGTGGTTTCGTTCGCCTGAATGTCGGACAGGTCCATGCCCCAGAACATGCCGAAGTTGATCTTCCGCACCTCCTGCGCGGTGAAGTCCAGCATGACCGACTCTGCCGTCTTGACGGTGCGTCGGGGAACCAGCGAACCGTATCCCTCGATGTCGGCAGTCTTGCTATCCGGGCTGATCTCAGCACCAGACTTCTTCTCGATCTCGCCGACCGACTGCCAGCCGACAGGCAGCGCGTTCAGTGCACCGTCGGCACCAGTGGTCAGGGAATCGGGAATCTCAGCGGTACCCCACGGGCACGCTACGATCGCCAGATCTCCGGGGATGACGACCAGGTCGTCGTTCTTATCCTTCAGTGACAGAATGGAAGACATCTGTACTGTCCTTTCATGAGTGCGCCCGATTGGGCATTACCGCAGCACCGGGCGATGCTCACGGAAGTGATTTCAGTACCCGTTCGTAGTCGGGCAACCCGCGCGGATACCGGGTCACGACTTCGAATGTTGCGGGAACCAAACGGAAATCGGGGTTCAGTTCGGGGATCTGCTGCGGCCCCAACATTTCCGCAGTCGACAGGATGTGCGACTTGCCGCCACCCAACCGTGCGACGGTGCCCCCGCGTTTGTACGCGCGCAGAATCTCGCGGCAGAAACCGAGCACCGCCCACGACTCTTCACGGCTGCGACCGATCACACCTAACTGCACCTGCGCACCATCGGTCAGCTGCTCAATGTCGAGCGACCCACCCTGCCGGTACACCCGCACGATCGGCAGCACATCACCGTAGTTCTCAGGCAACCGGGTGCAGGCGTACCCCTGCGGGGTGATCGTGTTCAGGTGCGGTTGCAGCAAATCCATCACCAACAGTTCGGCGTCTTCGAAACTGCCCTGATACCAGTCGGGGAACTCAACCACCGCTGATCGCCCCCAACGTGTTCAGTACAGTGTTCAAATCGTCGGCTGCCTGCTGCTTGCCTGCGCGGCCGGCATCGGTCGAACCAGGGTGGATGCCGCGACCGAATTCGTGCGGCAGCACCGCAGGCGATTCGACGATCAGGCGCCCATACCAACGATCCATGCGGCGACCGCCGATGAACGTTTCGACGCGCGCGCCGCGTGCCGTGCGCCCGGTGCGCTTCGCCACGATCCCCTGATACACAGCCTGTGCGATCTCCGCACGTTCCCGCACCAGCGATCGCATCTTCTGCGACTTCAGGAACTGCCCGATGCCTTCGTGGTTGACGCTGACGTTCTCCATCACAGCACCGCCTTAACGTTGACGATCACACCGGGTTCCCAACCGCTGAACGGGTTCTTCACCCGCGCGACCTTGCCGTCTACCCGGTACATGTCGCCGTCGGGCAGTTCGATGCGATCCGATGCCAACACATCCGACCCGGCAGGGCACAGCAGTCGCGCCGACGACAGCACAGTTTCCCGCCTGTCGTCGTCTTCCGACGATGCACCCCAATCGATTCCGACGTTCTCGATGTCGTGCGAGAAGTCGTAATCGGCGCCGTCGCCTGTGCGGTCGCGTGCCGGCCGCCGATGCACCTTCACAGTCTCACCGTGCGCGAACATCAGTACGGCCTGCTTCCCCGGTAGTGATCCCCGTACTGGTTGTAGTAGTCGGATTCGTCGTACACGGGGAACGGGTCATAGTGCCCTTCGACGGGCAGGTAACCTGTGCCGTCGACATCATCACCCCGTGTCGTTTCCAGCGTCCACAACCCGCCGCGCTTCGACGTGCGGTGACGCCGAAGGATCAGCAGTTCGCCGGCGGTAAAGATCTGTGTCGCAAGCTGATCCGGCAAACGAACACTGAACCCGCCCGCCTGCTGCCACACATACATATCCGGGTTGTTGAACGTGCGCTGCGCAACCCGAAGACACACCGCGACCACGTCGGCAGGGACCGAACCACTGGTCCAGTCCCTGCCGCATTCTGAAACGATGAACGCCGAAGTGTCTTCGAGAATCGCTGAAGCGCGCGTTTCGTTGCCGCCAGAGAACGACTCTTGCCCGACCCTGTTCGCCAACTGTGTTGTGCTCGCAAATGCAGTCATCTGTCAGACCCTTCAGTGTTCGTCGGATCAGCTGACCGTGACAGCGATCGTGTCGGTGTGACCCTGGTAGGTGACGGTGATCGTCGCCGAACCAGTTGCGACAGCGGTGATCAGACCGCTGTTCGACACGGTCGCCTTCGCAGCGTCCGAAGTCGAGTACGTGGCGTTACGCGCGGGCACGGTGTCGCCGCCGTCATCCGCAACAGTGATCTGCTGCTTAGCGCCCGCAGCCAGCGTGACCGTTGCCGGGGTAGCAACGACGGTCGCCGACTTCAGCTGAAGACGGACACCACGCACGAAGCGATCGGAATCCTGTGCCTCGAGCACGTGACCGAAGCCTGCGTAGCAGTCGACCAGGCTGCGGTCGGTGGTGGTGGTGAAGTCGTAGTCACGCAGCCACCGCATCGCGAGACCGTTGTACGACTGCGACGCACCGTACGCAGCGCCGTCGGGGATGACAGGTGCGCGGGTCACCATCGTGAACGCCGTCTTGTGGAATGCGTACCCTTCGTCGTCGTCGAGGCTGTTGGACACGATCACGTCGAAGCCTGCGATGCGGCCGACGAACGCTTCCCGCAGAGCGGCATCGCTGCCCGACTGGTCGGCGTGCACGAACTGCGGGTCCTTCAGGATCGCAGCTTCGATGCCCGAACCGACGACCAGCACACGTTCACCGAACGGGACGTTCTCGTCGTTGAGCGCCTTACGCGCATCGACGAAGCTGTCGTGCGTCTTCGCCGGATCGACAACGATCGTGAACGTGTACGGCGCCGAACGGAATTCGTCGGCGACGGCAAGTTCCATGCCTTCGGCGACCGCCCGAACCTGCGGTGCCAGAATCTGCACACCGAAGTTGGGGATGTCCAGGGTCAGTTCCTCATCGGTGCAGGGCACCGCCGAGTAAACGTCGGTCGTCAGGGTGACGTCGATCTTCTGCTCGGTCAGGGTGTCCATGATGATGTTGCGATCGGAACCCGTCGCACGCAGCGCGCGGGTGCGTGCGGTCAGACGACCGGGCACCCGAATGCTGATGGTGTCATCCTTCGCCCCGGCGAAATCGCCGAAGCCGTTCAACCAGATCAGGCGGGGCAGGATCAGTTCCCGCTCGAGCATGCCGAGAGTCAGGGCAGCGAACTGCTCGGACTTCACGAATTCGTTTACAGCCATGATGTTTCCTTCCGAT